TCCATATATATTTTGAGTATTCAGGCGAGTCCCAAAATCTACCTTTAGCTTCAAGCAGTATTTTCTTACCATCTAATGTACGAATAAAGTCAGCGTGGTATTTATGGTCTACAGTATAATCTATTTTCTCAGTGTGGAAATCCCAATCACTAAGAATACCTTTGTGCAGCTCTGCCTCCCAGTTACTGTCATATCCACGGGGAACATTCTTTTCTTTAGGGCGAACCACTCTGGCCTTACGGTAGCTTTTACCCATGATTCATATCCTTAAACGTGATGGTGTTGAGCGGTTTGGTTTTAATTAATTTCTTGATTCTTTTTTGAACCCACTTAGGATGAAAGGCGTTTAACTTTATTCCTGACTCAAGCCAAGCATACTCTGTTTTAGGAAGCATGGATTTAATATTTTCTCGGTTTACTTTATCCGCCTCCTCATCTGATAGTAGGGATTTCATCCAACCAATGATTACATCGTCTGCTTGCTTACGTATTTTTTTAGCTAGCTTGCCGTTCATAGTAGCTCCTCTACTTTAGGTTCTGATTTAACCTCAGTAAAATACTTGAGGCCGTTACTGTATTTAAAAGTTCTTAAACCTGCGCCATCATTTGAATCTTCATGGCATTTATATTTATACTTACACCAGCTACAGCCTTTAGGAAGTATCATGTTCCCTTTCTGGCCATCTTGGATCGGATTATAACATAGTTCAGGGGCTGTGTCAACAGATAATTTATCTTTTACGTCTTTAATTTTATCACTAGCAATTATTTTATTCTCTTGCTCAGGGATGTGCATACAAAGCTCACCGCTTTCTTTGTTTAATACTAAAAAGCCTCCGGAGTTTGTGCCTTCTGCTTCCTCATAACCACTGAGCTGACCTATATAACCGAAAGGATCATCCAAGTGTAAGCGGTTGTCTCGAAACTTATTAAATGCGAACCTGCTAGCTGTCTTAACATCTACTACCTCACCATTAATTTTACAGTCCATATGTCCTAAGACACCTTCGACACTAACTTCTTTCTGCTCGTCTGTCACTTCGTGTCCTGCTACACGTACTAACATAAGAACAATCTCTTCTAGTAAATGTCCATACAGAAACTTTATCTGTGTAGCACCGTTAATCTCTGAGCTTATTTTATTGTCTCGGCTTTCGTACCACAACTGTCGTGACGGCTTACCAATGTTAGACATACGAAGGGTAAAGTCTCTAGACTCCCGTGGTGTGGCCCACGATACAAGGGCTTCTCGAATGCGCCCTATTGTGTGCTCTAGTTCTTCTTCGTTTATGTCTAAAGGCACTCCGTCCGAAAGCTGTTCAAGTGCTGCGTAAATATCTGGTACTACTGTGTTTAGATTTTTCATTTGTCATTTCCTCTTAGGTATTTGATTGCGTTGTTTAGTGTGCTTTCGTTGTCATCAAAGCCGCCTAGTGCTCGGTTACATTTGTGACACAGCCAACCTCTAAAGTCTCCTGACTCGTGGCAGTGGTCAAGCACCCAAGAACCGTTACGGGTATTTCCTTTACCCTTTACATCCTCTTCGCTGCCTTTGCATATGGGGCATATATATCCAGCAGTAGGCATACCAAACTCTGCACGTAAAGAAGCCCGTATCTTAGCCATTTCGTTATTACACTTACGACATTCAGCTCGTAGATAGTTACCACCGGATGCAAAGTTAAAGCTACTTAAAGGTAAAAACTTGGTGCATTTGCTACACTTCTTACCGTCCTTATCGCCTAACTCGTCACTATCGTTAAGAAGAAAATCTAAATCGATCTGCGTCAGTTCGTCAGTCATTAGTGTGTCTCCGCCCAGTTCATCCCAATGTTATACTCACCGTCAAGAGGACAGTTAAGATTTAATTGTTCAGTTACATCCTGTATGGCTTTAACCCCTAACTTGCCCACAGTGTGTGCCTCTTCTTCTTTACATTCTATCTGCCACTCATCATGGACATTAGCAACAAAGTAATAAAAGATTCCTGCCTTGTCTAAGGCTTGCGAGAAATTAACTAGCGCTTGCTTCATTATAACAGCACCACCGCCCTGTAGTTTTGTGTTAAGCGCAGCGTGGGCAGACCGGACATTCAGCATTCTGCCGTCTAGTGACTTAACTTTATTTGCCTTTGCTTCTCGTCGTACACTGTTTGCAAGAGACTTAAATGCTGGGAGATTAGCAAAGAAAGATTTTCTAAGTCTTGATCCAACTGCTGCGCCTCCTCCAGCCACTGATCCCAACTTGGCATCTCCTGCACCGTACAGTAAGGCATAGATGAAAGTTTTTGCCTGATTTCTTGATTCAAGCCCTGCAAGTTTTTGATTAGCGGTGTGTATGTCTCCGTTAAGGATTTCATTTGTATACTCCTTATCATTCATGTAATGGGCTAGCACCCTGAGTTCTAACCCGCTTGCATCTATACCCACTAACCTATGTGTTGGTGCAACAGTCCAACAGCTACGGCACTCTTTACCAAAAGGTGAGCCTGTCGCCGGTATCTGAGCCATGTTCGGATGACTATGAGTCATTCTTCCAGTTACAGTTCCGTTAGCATTAACATAGCCTCTAACTCTGTCATCGTCCTCTACATAGGTGAGCCACTTACTAACCTGAGCTAATCGTTTTTGCAGCATAAGATAAGTAGCGATTAACTGAGCCTCAGGTATACCCTTTACCTTAGATAGAACAGCTTCATCTACAATGGGTTGCCCTGTTGGTGTATGCTTAACAGGTTTCCAACCAAACTCAATTAGATATTCACCTATTTGCTTACGTGACCCAAGGTTAAATGGTGTTACTGTCTTACGAACAACAGAGCCTTTTGCAGAAATAATATTGAACTCGTCTTTAGTTAATCGTCTATTGATCCCATCTATATTTTTACCTGTCTTAGATAGTCCTCCACTTTTCTTTTCGACAGCATACAAAGTTTCTTCCTCGACTTTATCCTTAAAGACTTTCTGTACCTCGTTAGTGATAGACATAAGCTCGTCGTTGAAGTGGGCCACAAGACCCTGTGCTTTTTCTACATCTAAAAGAAAACCGTTTTTACGTTGCTGCTCAATGATAGGATAAACTTTATGTTCAAGAACTACACTGGATGCAGCGAATCCTTTAGACTCAATACGCAAAGCATTATAAACTTTATAGTTTAACAGTACATCCCGCTCGCAATACTCTAGCATTTCTTCACTAAAATTATCCCAAGCATTTTCCTGCTCACCATATTCACCTTTGTTATAACCAAGCCTGTAGCCCCAAGACTCTAAGCCGTGACCGCCCTCCCTTGTAGGGTTGAACAGACGACTAAGAACTAAAGTGTCTACAACTTTTTTGCCAGACAGATCTATACCCATTAACTTTTCTACTGCGGGTATGTCATAGTTTATAATATTATGACCTATCAGCTTATTAACTTTAGAGAAGTATTCCTTAGCCTGCTGTAATTCATTAGGCCGGAACTTAATAACCTCACCGTCATCGACCTGATAAAAAACAAGACAATGTATTTTTGTAGGCTTCAAACCGTCTGCTTCTATATCGAACACAACATTCATAGCACTTCTCCACAATCGTAGTCATCTACTTCATTAAGGCGGCCTGTCTCACTATCATACTTTAAGTATCCTGCTACACCTGTCTCGCCACTAAACCTATTTTTAAGCACACGAACTATCGTCATATTGCGTTCTTCAGGGTCGTCTGCTTGTCGGTTGCCTTCTAGTGCAATAGCAATATTACTTAATTGTGCTATCGCATTAGACCCTCTAAGGTCTCCTAGTCTTACACGGCCCCCTTCCTCATGGCTATCTCGATTACCACCGGCTTTGGACAAGTGACTAATAGCTATTAGCGTTACTCCTGTCTCCTCTACTACAGCCCGTAGGTTGTGCATAACAGCGTCAATAGCTTTGCGTTCATCTGAGCCGACACCCATTGCCATACCAACTAAGATTGATATGTGATCCAAAACAATTACACCACAGTCCTCAGCCTTGGCTAAGTATCTAATCTTATTAAGTACGCTTTCCATGTCATGCTTACCAACGTGTCTCAGAAATAAGAAACGGTCGTTAGATAACATAGCTTTAAAGGCTTCCTCTTTTTCTTCCTGTGTAATAGTTAAGGCCAGTTTGGGCTTTCGATATATGTTAGCAGGATCTTTAAGTATGTGTCTCTTCATCTGCTCCTGAGTAGGTAGATGTAAAAGTTTATTGGCTGATAGAGACATCAGACCAAGAGCTGCTGTAGCTACACTTTCTTCTAAACTTAATACACCTACCTTTTCAGTCGTGTGATTAAAGATTTCCTCTTGTATCTGCTTAACTACTGTACTCTTACCTACACCAGTACCAGCAGTTAGCGTAACAAGCTCAGCCTTACGCATACCATATAGCATTAAGTTTAAACAATCCCAAGGGTAACTACAGAAGGGCATCTCAAGATCAGCCATAACCTCATTGTAAAGCTCGCTGCTCCTAGCTATACCTTCAGGTGTAAACTTCTCTGCATTCCACCACAGGTTTACATAGGTAGCCGACTTACCTTTAGATAGGTAATCACAAGCATCCTTAAAGCCCTCGGTATGTTTTACTATAGATGTCTTTCCACCGAACAACTCAGCAACTTCTAAGGCTGCTTTCTGTCCGGCCTTGTCGCCGTCAAAGCATACAACTATATTAGCAAAAGAATCTAAAAACTCGTAGGATGACTTACAATCTTTAAGTCCGGCGGCTGCACCGGTTATTGAAACGCAAGGATACTTACTGCCTGTCATCTGATAGCCTGCCATAGCATCACACTCCCCTTCAAAAAGAGTGACAAACTTGCCACCCTTAGTGAAGAGTTGTTCTCCGAAAAGCTTACGCTCATCTTTACTACGGCCTGTCCAAGCAAACTGCTTCTCTGGCTTCCGTATCTTATGTGCTATGGGGTCAAGACTATCGGAGTAGTATGGGTAGCTGTGCTCCCTACCGTCAATGGTGCTCATAACACCGTATGTCTTACATGTTTCTTTACTTATACCTCGATCTGTAAGTGGATTGAATCCCATCTTGGGATGAATGAACTCATCATAAACTACGTTATCCTTAAACTGCTTTTGTTGCACTTCCGATGTGCCGTCGTAGTTAGGGAAAAATGTATTGCAACTGAAGCAGTAGGCAGACCCATCATCATTAACTGATACTGGATCGCTACCACCACACTCGCTGCAAGGTTGCTTGTACTTTACAAAGGGCATATTAAGTTCCTGAGAATGGTTCTTCTAAATCAGTTTCATCGAATGCAACAGGCTCTACATCATCTAACATTGATTCAATATTAGACTTTGTAGTCTCTGCTGCTCTATTATAAACGACAAGTAACCTACTTAACCGATTAGCTTCTACCTGTATGGTCTGGTATAAACCGCATTCAGCTTTAGCTAAGTCTGTTAAGTCATCAAAGCTATATACCGCACCATCAAGTGTTATAGTTTCAAGGCTCATTATAGTTCATCCTCCATTTCTTCGTCATCTAAAGATTCAAATTCTGCTCCGTCTGGAACACCATGTTCAATTAAGTTAATAACCTGCATAGCTTGGAAGTCTAGTCCTCGGTAAACTGTACCGTTATAGTTAGACTCCCATTCTTTATACTGGACTTTAACTGTCGATCCGTTACCTACTGATACGTCCATGGGTGTTTTATTTTTATCCATTAGCTTTGGGGCTGGACGCACCATACCGGCAGGCCCATTAACTTTACGTTTAATAGTAAGGGATGGCCCCTCATCCATTTGTTTAATAGCAAAGCCACGAGACTTAAATGATGCCGCAGTCTCTTCATCTACTACTAAGTTTACTGTGTAGCAAGGCTCGAACTTTGTGTTCGGAGTTGTTGCGCTTACCCAGTAAGCTGTACCTTCTAATATTGCCATGTTGATTTTCCTCTGTGGTTGTGTTGAGATTTGATTATACTACAAGTTGCTTGCCTTTGTCAAGCGTTATTTGTTTCCTATTGAATCTGGTGTTGGTAATAAGTCGGCCTCCTTAACAAATATACCATCGACCATCATACCTTTACGGTGTTTAATATCTTCATAGGCATGGTCAATACAATCTTTTAATGACATATTATTTCTTTCTGCTATGTTAATTAAAATAACTAGGATGTCTCCGATGTCATCAATAGGTGTGTTGCCTTTACATATGTTATCTGAAAGCTCCCCTACCTCCTGTATAAGTTTAAGCACTTGGTTCTTGTCGTCTGAACCGTTAATTAAATTACGGGCATAGTGCCATTGTACTATACTACCCACTGAATATTCTAGTCCTGTTTCTATCATACATCCTCCAAGTCTAAGTCAGTCCAGTTGACTGCAATATTTATTGAACTATTTATTTCATCCTCAAGTTTATTAGCTTCAAAGTAATTCGGAAGCCACATAACTACTTCTTCTTCTTCAGGACATTCGACACCTAGCATACCTTTATATTCTATTCGATAGCACCTCCAATCTGGATACGTTTCATTTAATACTTCAGTAATTGTTACCGGATTAAACTTCTTAGTCATAAAACACCCCAACCTTTTAATATGTTTGTTGATATAAGTACACATGTACCTAAGTTTATTATAGCAAAGATAGTTCTAATAATAGCAACTTTATCTGCATCGCAGCTATCTGAATGGGCCTTTTCACCTAGACTTAAAGCCCATATCCTCCAGTGTTTACCCATCAACCCGCCCCTTTATAATTTCTAAGTGTGTTTCGCCATTAGCTCCTTCATTATTTCTGGCACGTTCAATCATAAATTCTATACAGTCATTAAGCGTTCCCTCATACTTAATAACTTCTTTACCTTTCTCTGTGTATGTAACTCTATACATTAGGCTCTCCTTTAATTAACTCGGCATCTTCAAGCTTAACAAAGTTTATGTATCCCTGAGGCTCATAGGATCGCCACTCAACTTCATCGTGACCTAAGTATTCTACAACCTTACCAACAAGGTTAGCATACCATAGCTTTGAGTCACTACATTTTAAAATCTTTATATTATATTCACTCATAATTTAAACTCCTTAACAGGTTCATCACAATACATAATATAATTATCAAGCAGCTCAATGTCACAAGTTACTTCATCAGCTCCAGAGTCAATACACTTCCTGTACTTCTCAACCACTTTAACGTGGCATAACCTTCGATCTTCTGAGAAAATAATCCACTCTACTGCTTCATCTACTGGCTCAACTCCGGCCATAGATAAAGGGCTTAATATAAATAAAAAACAAATAACTACTCTATATTGTTTCATCTTCATACTCCTGCCTCAGTTTTAAATATCGGTCATAAGCAGCATCAGCAGCATCAGCAGAATCCAAAACAGCATCAGCAGTTTTCCAAGAAGAATAAGCATCATCAACAGCATCATACCATTCAGCTTTAGCCTTATCAACTTGTTCTTTAGTTACCATTTTCAAACTCCCGTTTCAGTTTGATGTAGTTATCCCAAGC